CACGAAAAATCCCAGAGACAAAGAGAAACTCCATCAGAAAAATTCATATTCCTTTACTATATTCTTGTTTATTTGTAAATATTTCTTGTTGTAAAATATTCCAGAATTTTTCTACAAAATATATGTATTATCAATATTGATACATTTTATGGTATATTATCATGTAAAATATAATATATTAGCACTATTATGTAAGTTTTTCTATTGAGGAGTACAATAGGATAGATAATAATATAAAAAACAGATGATAAATGTATGATAATGTATGATAATGTATGATAAATGTATGATAAATGTATGATAAATGTATGATAATGTATGATAAATGTATGATAAATGTATGATAAATATGTAAATTACATTAGCACTATCGTGTAAGTTTTTTAAAGATGATAATATAAAAAATAGATGATAATAGATGATAATGTATGATAAATATATGTAAATTACATTAGTACTATCGTGTAAGTTTTTTTTAAAGATGATAATATAAAAAATAGATGATAATGTATGATAAATATGGTATGTAATCAAATAATATATTTTTTTAGCAGTTGGTGGTAAGAGGTATAAATTTTTTTTTATATTAATATATAAAACAATGAATGACATAGGTCCTTATATTACTTCTTTATCAGTTTATGTAAAGGACAATCCAGTAATTATTGTTGTTATAATTGCATTAATTATAATATGTTTATCATGTGTATTGAGTACAGAAAAGAAGGAAGATAAAGAAGAAGTTGAAAAGATAACAGTAGTAAATTGTGATTCATATTTTTGGTCTATATGTTGTTTACTTTTTATATTTGTATATCTTGTATTCAGTAGAAAGATTACAATAAATTCACCAATATTTTCATCTTTCAATGCTCCAAGTGTTCCAAGTATACCAACCCCACAACAAATGATTATTCCAAATGTAAATTAGTTAAAAAAAAAGTAACAATATAATAAATATGGAATATTCCGGTACTATATCTATTATTTATCCTGTAGAAAAGGGTTTGCAAAAGTTTATAATAAGTAATATATGGTCGAGTACTTTAAACAAGGTAGTCGAGGATAGAATGTTGGTAGTTGTACCAGAAGGTTTAATAAAGTTAAAGATAGGAGAGTGTATAACAGTTAGAAGTAGTTTAAAGTATTCGGTTGGTTCAAATATACCAATATTGTATTTTTTAAAAGAATATCAAGAGAGTTTTGATTTTTTCATTAGATACAAGAATAAGGTCCACACAATTTTGTAATTTTGTGCGTGTATGTTGATTTTTTTTTAAGAATGGTTATTAAGAATGGAAAGTATTCAAAGTGTAAGTGTATCAGGTGATTCTCTTACAAGTATAACTACCAATGGTGGAATATATGTAAAAAAATCATTACGAGTGGATGGATGTATAAGAATTCAAGGTACAACAGATTATAAAGGAATAGTAAACATAAAGAATGAGAATGATACAATTGGCGTAGATTCAGGTGCCTTGATTGTCGATGGTGGTATATCATTAAAGAAATCATTGTATTGTGATGGTAATTTAACAACATTTGGAGATGTATATTTGAAAAAAATGAATGGTAAAGTTAATATAAATTCTAATGTAAACATATTAACAAGAAGTGATACAGCATTACATGTACATGGTGGTATATTAGTTGAGAAGGATTGCGAAATATTAGGTACTGTAAAGGTGGGATGTATAAAGGTATGTGGTGTCAAGGGGGTAAGTAGCAAGTTTAATAATATAGAGTGTACAGACTTGAAGAGTCAAGGAGAATTTATTTGTACAAGTCTATCCAACAGTGGGTATGGTATATTTGGAGGTAGATTGGAATCAAGTAGTCTAAGTACAGGATATATAAGTGGGAGTAGTTGTGTATTGACAGGTGACTTGAGTGTAATAAATGGTAATTTTGAAAAGACAAGTACAAGAGAGTTGAGTGTCACAGGTGGAGGTATAGTAAAGTTACAAGGTGATGTAGAATGCGAAGGCGGTAGTGTAATAGGTAAGAATCAGTGTATCAAGGGTAATTTATTAGTAGGAGGTAATTGTGATATAAAAGGATCATTAATAATAAATGATGATTCTATACAGTTGAATAAATGGACCAAGGCAAGATCTTTAGATATAACTGGTAATGTAGATGTAACAGAAAACTGCAGGATAAAGGGTGAAATCAGTATAAATGGAGCGTGTTTTTTAAACAATGATATTGAATCTGTAGATTACAAATCGGGTAGTTTGGTAGTAAATGGTGGGGTTGGAATAAAGGGGAATATTTTTACAGAAAATTCCTTGACAGTCAAGAAAGCCGCATATTTCGAGTCAGGTATAAGTGTGTTTGGTTCGTGTGTAGTATCTAGTACATTAGATTCTAAATCATCAAGTACAGGTGCGATAATAGTAACAGGTGGTGTAGGTATAATGAAGAATGTAAACATCCAAGGGGATTTAACATGTGCGGGCAATGTAAAGAATACAGGTTCTTTTTGTACAAGTAGTGTAACAACTGGTTGGTTAACAGTAAATGGTGGGGTTAGTATACATGATTCATTAGATTGCAGTGGCAGGGTGGTATCACTGGGTGGTATAAAGAGTATGGGTATAATGGAGTTGTGTAATGATACCGAGTCAATAAACTATCAAACGGGTGGTCTAGTTATAAAGGGCGGTGTGGGTATATCAAAGAGTGTGAATATAAATCAGGATTTGAGTGTAAAAAAGAGTACAAGTATAGGTCAAGATTTGAGTGTAAAGGGTGAGTTGAGTATAAAGGGTTTACGAATAAAGGATGACAATGGAATATGTTGCATAGAAAGTAATGTGATATCAGGTGCTCGTTTTAGTACAAGTCAAGATACAAACAAGAGGTATTACACGTCATTGGATTTATTTTCGTTGGGCAACAAGTATACAGATAGGAATATAGAAGTATTACAAATATCAAATAATGACGAGGGTAATTTTTCAATAACGGCACGTGCATCGGGTAAAGGTAGTGTAAAATCATTGGAGTTGAAATGCGGTATAAATGGCGGTTCAATAAAGTTACATTCAACTGGACAAGTAGAGATAAATGCAAGTAGCGGTGTAAGAATAAATAATGGGGAATATACTTTGGTATTACCAAAGAGTGCGCCGCCCAAGGGTGTAAAGAGTATGTTGATATGTAATGAGAATGGTGAATTAGAGTGGTCTGTAGTTGGTGGTAATGGTAATTGTAGTGGTATGTAGTGGCGGTAGAGAGAGAGAGAGAATATCATGTGAAAAAAAAATGTTTGTATATTATTAAAGATGTTTAAGAGAAAATACAGTGAAGATTTACATTCGCCAGTATTAAAGAAAGCAATAGCACTAAATAAAAAGGTCAAGAAGAATGTAGTAGATTTAGCGCAAGAACTTCCAGTTCAGGAATTAACATTAGCAAAGTTACAAGATAAGAATATCGATATACCTAATTCAGTAATACATAGTTTTAAAAAGCAATTAGCAGGGTCAGTTCCTATAGGATTATTTATAGCTGATACGTTATGTTCTGGAAAGTTAAATGTAATATTACCAGTGGAGTATCAAAAGAGTAAGTTTTGTGTAGCTAAAAAGGTGTTGTCAGTACTAGATTCAGTTGTAAATGGTTTTGTTTCATCAAATATTGTAAATAATTCTTTTGGTATAGGTATGATAGGTTACCTTGTTAAGAATAAAATAATTAGTTCAGATTACCTTATGATAGGTATGGCAGGTTACATATTTTCAGGTGTAATGATGATAAAGGTATTGCCTCAAATTTTAAATACAGTAGATACTCGAAAAAAGGTTCAGATAACTACATCTCCAGATGGGGTTTGTTTAGACATGTACAAGAAGATAAATGGTTCAGGAGGAAAGTGTACATCTATAATGGATTGTAGGAGTGAGATGGTTTTGAAACTGAGGAATAAACGAATAGATAGTACACAATATGTAAGAATGCCAGTATTGTTGTACAATTTTTTCAAAAAAGACAATACAAAAGATATGAATAGACATATTGCAATATGGACAAGTATTCTTGAAAAAGAGGTAACATGTACAAGTGATTTTGGTGTAATGGTGTATTATAGTGTAGCTCAACATACGGAAGGGGATGGTACTGCTTGGTATAAAGTTGTTGCAGATTTAACTTTGAAGATACTAACTGGTAGTGGATTACATACATTCAAGAATTGTATATCTTCTTTATATTTGACAATGTATTCAGGTTTTCAGGTAAAAGCATTTGCGAAATTGGTCGAGACAGTTTCATCCAATTTACCGTTAGAGAAGAAGGCTATTGCGACTGAATTATTTGAGAAACTCTTGGAATTTCAAACATTAATGGATGAACAACAGTTCAAGGATGGTTCACCAAGACTTGGTACAAGACCTGGTAGACAGAGTAGTACACCAAGTCCGAGTAGACCTGGTAGATCAAGTACACCAAGTCCGAGTAGACCTGGTAGATCAAGTACACCAAGTCCGAGTAGACAGAGTAGGAGTAGTGTACCAAGTCCGAGTAGTAGTACACCAAGTCCGAGTAGACCAAGACCTGGTAGAACAAGTGTACCAAGTCCGAGTAGTAGTACACCAAGTCCGAGTAGACCAAGACCTGGTAGAACAAGTGTACCAAGTCCGAGTAGTAGTACACCAAGTCCGAGTAGACAGAGTAGACAGAGTAGGAGTAGAGTAGTGTCCCAAGTCCTTATACACCAAGTCTAGATAGATAAAGAGCAAATTAACACTTAAAAAAATAACGAGAATACAAGTAATGACAATTTTAATAGATTCCAGAGAGTTGCAAATAATAGAGGAATGCAACAAAATGGGTGAGATAGGAACTAAACAATTGCCAATAGGTGACATAATAATTACAAACAATACAGATAATTTGTGTGTAATTATAGAACGAAAGACATGGAATGACTTGTATTCTTCTATAATTTCAAATAGGTTTAGTGAGCAACGTGAAAGGTTAAAAGAGTTTAGAGTCAACAACAAAGGTGACAACGGAGGTAAAAATATTGTAGTAATATATTTAGTAGAAGGTACATGTAATGTCAAGTACAAGAAGATAACAACAGGTGCAATAGAGAATTTAATCTTGTTTCACAATATAAGTGTAATATATTCAAAAAGTGTTCAAGATAGTGTTGACCAACTTTTTAGAATGGATAAAAAAGTACAAGTATATTCCACCAACGGTATCAATGGATGTGGCGTAAGTGGCGTAGTAGAAATAAAGTATACTGAAAGAAAGACAAAGATTATTGAAAACATGTTATTTTATCATTTAACTTTAATACCAGGTGTATCTGCAAAAATTGCGAATGCAATTACGTTAAAATACCCAACAGTGCAAGTATTATTGGAAGAATTCAAGACATGTAGTAGAGAAGATGGAATAAATCTATGTTCTGATATTTTGATAGGTCCAAGTGGTACCGGTAACGGTAACAGTAACAGAAGAGTAGGTAAATCAATATCAGAAAAGATATACAATACGTACAATTAGTTGAATGACAATGTAACAATAACAAAAGTAACAATTACAAGTATAATTCCAATAATGCCATTATAAAAATTATAATGTTGACATGTTTTATCATCTGGTGTACATTGTCTTGTATAAGCAAAAGTGGTTAGTACAGGTCCAATAACAATTGCGGAGTAAAATAATAGAGCTTTTAGGATAGTTGTAGCAATAGTCATTAATTAATAGTAATAATAATTATTTTTTGTTTTTAGATTATTGATATGATAACTAGTACTATTGTAATTTGAAAAAGAACATGAGTAATTATAAAACATGTTGATTTAATCCTATGTACTACATTTTCACAATTGCAGTTACCTCTACAGTTACAAACATCTTCTACTTGTACGTCTTGTTTTACACTTGCGTTTACACAGTCACTTGTATCTTTTATTCCACTTGTATTCAAAATTTCTATACTTGTATTTTTTATTCCACTTATTCCACTTGTATCTTTTATTCCACTTATTCCACTTGTATTCAAAATTTCTATACTTGTATCTTTTATTCCATTTATTCCACTTGTATTCAAAATTTCTATACTTGTATTTTTTATTCCACTTATTCCACTTGTATCTTTTATTCCACAATCACTTGCATCTTTTATTCCACTTGTATCTTTTATTCCACAATCACTTGTATCTGTACTTTCTACACTTTTTTTTACATCAACATTTTCGTAATTGATTTGTGTATTAATCTTGTTTATTATATCTTGTATGATATTGTCTGATCTAGTTATATGTATTTCTAAAAAGTCTAGATTTTGAAAAGGATCTACTGTATCTTTACAAACTGTGCCACTACCACTACCACTACCACTACAGTTGTAACTATTTTTTACAATAAAATCTATTATATATTCCCCATTATATTCAATACTAGTTTTTTTAAGAAATAATGTTTTACATTCACTCCAATATAATTCAATTTGTTCTCTTTTTTTACCATTTGTAGTGTATATATTACTAATTTTACCATCATGAGTAAGGATAAAAGTTGTTTCTATTTGGGTGGTAATATAAGGTGTAACGGTTATGATATAATTATCATTTTTTAAACAAGTTATTTCAAATATCAAGTCGTCTTTCACTGTTACAACAATGTTACTTCCGTTACCATTGTTGTTACCATTGTTGTTACCATTGTTGTTACCATTGTTGTTACCATTGTTATTAATTTCGTTACATTTGTAATCATTACCGTCGTATTCTATAATTTCAAAATCTTGCATAATGTAGGTACTTTGTAGTTTAGTTTATATTTTTTTAATACAAAAAATATGGATGCGGTTACTAGATTAAAATTGTTTTGATTTATATTAATAAAATGGACGAGAGTAAAGAATGTATAATCCTTGCAAAGAAAGAGTACACTTCAATATTGGTATATTATTTATATCTTAGTATTTACCAAGGTATCAAGAGTATATGGGATAGTGCAAAGGTACAATCAAAGCCAAGGGAGGTGTATGAGGATTTTCAGAATAGGTTAAAAAGGGTTAGAAAATGGAATCAAGATATAATAGATCACGAGTACAAGAGGATTGTGCATAAAACAAAATGTGAATGGTTAACCAATTTAATAAAAAAGATATTTGTGGTAAACACTCAAATATTAGCAGCAATAAATCTTAGTGGAGGTACTCAGAGTAGAATAAAAGTAAAGATCCCATCAGCAGACAAGTTTATTCATGTATGTTACATTGAGTGCGCCAAGGCATTTTATGAGAATGCATTACTAATGGAAGACAGGGCATCAAATATTACTAAAATGGAACAAAGTAAGAATCTTCAAAAGTCATACAAGATTATATCAAATTGTATAGAGAATGCTATAAGAATATTGTTACCAATAGAGAGTTTAGTAAATGAGATATATGATGTGGATGGTGAAGGTGAAGATGCGACTCCATTGCCCCGATTGTATGAAAGTATTTCACCATATAATATATCTAATGGGAATATAGAGATTAGAAAGGTACCACAGCAGTTACCACAATTGCATCAACTAGCAAATTTTCAGCAGTTACCACAATTGAATACACCAGTACAATTTGAGCAATATCCACAATTTGACCAACAACCGCCAGTACAATTTGAGCAATATCCACAATTTGACCAACAACCGCCAGTACAATTTGAGCAACAGCAGCCACATTTGGATTATATAAATCTAGATACTACAGGTATGGATAAATTGGACGACATGTTGAAAGATATAGAATTTCCAATGATGAAAGAGAGTATCTACAATGAGGTAGACACAGAAAACAGTAGTACCAACAATGTGCAAAAAGACACAATTCCAATGGATACAGAAAGTACAGAAAAGGTAAAGAGTAACGGCATAGATCTGGATGTTATTTCAATATCCGATAGAACAAAGGATGTAGTAGAAGACGTTGTAAAGTTGCCAGCTATTGATAATTTTGATTCCAAGAGTTTTTTTTCTGACGCAGACGAGTAAAGCGACGGTGTAAACATTTTTTCTAAAAAAGCAAAGTTATATTCCAAATACAGTGTGGGTTAACTGAGATTCTGTAGACAACAACAGGTTAATTATAGAAGAAATATCATCTATAATTTTAGCAGTGTGTTTTTTGATAAAGAATTGATGTAGGATAGATTTGCAATTAGTTTGTAATACAATACAGTCGTGTCCAAGAGCGACAGGCTTCCAATTTAAAATACTGACTGGTATTCCAAAAAGAATCTCAAATCTAAATTGTTGGTATGAAAGGAGTGTATCAATATATTTCAAGATTGTTTGATTTTTACAGCAATTGTAGCTGTAAATACGCAATTTGTATACCATTACCATTACACTTGAACGCACAAAAAAAAATTTTAAAAAATAAGAGTAAATTGTTTTAAAGTAATGGACACGATTAAAGATGTAGAACAAGTTTTCACAGAGATATACAAGGATAAAAAGTGGGGTATAAACTTTGCAAATATGGGTTCATCGGGTCCAGGTAGTGATTTATCTAATGTGCGAGAATATATGGAATTTTTGCAAGTATTTATAAATTTAAACAAGATCCAGTCAATAATGGATGTAGGGTGTGGTGATTTTCAGTTTATGAGACATATGGATCTCCGAAAGGTGAAATACACAGGTGTGGATTGTGTAAAGAGTGTAGTAAAGTTTAATAACAAGGAGTTTGGAAGTGACAATATAAGTTTCAAGTACAAGGATTTATCAAGACATACATTTGATTATGCAGATTTGTACATATTAAAGGATGTTTTACAACACTTGTCAAATGAGATGATTTACAATTTTCTAGATTATATAACGGAATCAAAGTTGGCAAAATATATAATAATTACAAATTGTATGGATCAAGTGGAAGAAGATCAAGATGTTCCAAGTATAGGAGAGACAAGATTTCTTGATGGTAAAATGTTTCCATTAAAAAAGTACAATCCAATTATTCTAAAGGAATATAATTCCAAACAAGTTTGTGTAATTAAATTGTAAAGTTGGAATAAAGTAAGGAAGTAAACGTAAGTAACAGTAAAAGCAGTATAAAAGGTAAGTAAAAAG